TTTTCGTATAAACTCCCTTTTGTATGAGCTATATCTGAATAAGAAATTATATTTTCAGGATTATAGTTTTTAATAAAATATTGAAATAATTTAGAAGCTCCACCTACTACACTAGTATTGGCTTTACAACAAAATCTCGATAGTTCCCATTCAAACTTTTTATTAAACCTAGGCTTACAGAAAGTCATTATTGCTACTAATTCATTATTAAAGTATAAACCCAATCTAACTAAGGCTTTATCTGCTCCCTGTAAATGATTTTGGTCTAAAAAGTCTTTAGCTTCTTTAGAAACAACTTCTTTGATTTTGCATTTTCTAGCAAATACTTTATACTCATTTAATCCAAAAAGATTTTTTAGTTGATTTATTATTTTAGTTTTCTTATAGGGAGATTTCCAATCATATTCAAATATATGATAAAGAAATACTCCTTTTTCAATAGCTAATAAACTTTTATTTTGATGGTAATTCCTACCTTTATTATCTATTCTATGCCAATGATTCCCATTGAATTCTACACCTAATTTGTGTTGTTCATTGTATAAATCTATTTCTTTACCACTTCCAAGTATCTTTTTATTTTTTGCTAATTCTATACCTAAATTAGAAAATGTTTCTTTTATTTCAACTTCATATTTAGAAGCACTAGGAGTTATATAATTCCATAAACTATATTTATTAAGATATGTTCTTAAATAAGAAGCACTTATGTGAAGTTTTTTACTTAAAGCACCTACAGCAACAGGTTTATCTTGAACTTTTATAAAATTTTCTAATCTTTCTTTACATTCTAAAAGATTTCTAGTTTCTTTAGGAATAGCTAATTGAGAAGGGGTGTACCAATCTTTTGGTCTTTTTATATTATATAAGTGTATTAGTTCTAATATTTTACCTTTACTATATCCTTTAGCTATAGGTAATTTAGAAATTTGTATACTATCTAATTTTTTATTTACATATAAATCTTCTAACTCTTCTTTGCTAATAGTAGATTTTAATTTACTTCTATATTCTTTAACTTTTTTAATATTGTATTTTTTAGCTAATCTTTCAAATCGACCTTTGGATATACCTAATATTTTACAAACCTTTCTATAAGCTAAATCTTCTTCTAAGTATAGCTTTTTAATGTTTTCTATTAGTATTTCTATTTCATTCATATTTATAAATATGAACACAAAATAATTCCCTACTAAATAAGCTTAGTAGGGAATTATTCAATATTAGTATCTTATAACTATACTAAATTATAGTTCAGGAACACCATCGGGTTTGTTAGTAGTTGTATCAATTACTAATTTAGTAATATATTTTTGAACTACTGTTTTTAAACCAGACCATAAAGCAGCGAATGCTTGATGTTTAAGAACATTATCTAATACAGGTAAGTGATCAACCAACATAAATGGCATATAAGGAGCATATACTATAGGAGTATTGAAAGGTCCATCTCCTTTATAAATACAGTATGAAGTCCAAGCCGGAAGTTGAGGACAACGAATTACTGTAATAGTATTTTTCAATGTACCATAGAAAGTAGCTCCAGCTCCACCTAAACCTGATTTATTGAATTCAGGCATATCATCAAGTATATATGCTGTTTGGGGGTCTACTAACATTACATTAACTACGCCACGTCCAGTTCCCATTAAGATTGTAGCTTCTGCTTTAGATATCTTGTATAGGAATGAAATTCTGTGAGTAGCTTCTGGAATAGTAGAAGATGGGGGGTAATAATTCCAAACTGTAGTACCAACTGCTGCTTTAGAAACTCTATCAATTAATGTGTTAGCAAGTTCATTGTTAACTTCATTAGTAAGATCTTGAATCATTTCTTCAGCGGCAATCATACCAAATCTGTTTTTCAATTCAAATTCTTGGAAACGACCAACTTTAGTTTTAATACCAAAGATTTCTGCTTCAATTGGTTCAGAAACAATTTCAGTAGTAATTTCAGGAAGTTGACCATTTTGTTCAAAGTCAGTACCATAAGAAACAACAATCTTTTTACCTGCTTCAGGTTGTTTAAGGAAAGTTAATTCAATAGTACCAGGTTCAGAAGCATTACCATATTTTACTGTACCATAGCATCCAATACCTAGAATATCGCCTTCTCCATTATCTTCACCTTTTACAGCTTCATCACCTTCTACAGAAATTCTGATAGAACGTTGACGAACAGGAGATTTAGCAAATGTTCCATTGTAAGTAAGAGTACCATCAGCAGTAGTTGCTAAAGTTTCAGTAACTTTTTCTCCAGCATAACCAACGGGGAATACTTCTGGCATATCTTTAATGTAAGCTAACTGTTGACCAGCTGTTACATTACCACGAGTAGTAGCTGCAATTAATTTCTTGAAGTAAATAGCTCCAATTCTTTCTCTAATAGGTTGAACAGAAGCAACCATTGGCATGATGTTAGAACCATGAGAAGCTGTGATTAAATCAAGAACTACTACTGGGGGAACACCAACTGAAGCAAGAGTTGAACCTTCATTCATATTTTCGAACATTTTCATATTGTGACGTTTACAATAACGTTCAAATTGAAATAATTGTTCTCCTAGTGCAATAAAATCATACATTTTCAAGTTTTTCATTCTAGCATAAGGTGAACTTTTGTATGCTTCACAGAAAGGACGATATCTTTCGTACAATTTTGTAGCATAGTTCTTAATACTAGGATGATCCATTTCTTCTAAGTTAAATAACATAGATCTTTTCTCCTTTTGTTTTTACTAATACCTTTAATATATGAAAACTAGGAGTATTGAAATCATCTTTGTGATTGTTTTACCTAGACTGTAAGCATATATTAATACTACAATTAAATATAAACAGTTCTGGACTGTTTTTACACAAAATAATATCTGTGCAACATAGTTTTCTCATCTTTATTAAAATAAAATCCCTTCTAATAAAAATCAGAAGGGATTAATTAGTACTATTATTTAAAAAGTATAGAAAGGAGTTATTACTCAGCTCCAAGAATTTGAAGAGCAGTAGTGAATGATCCACCAGTTCTAATCGGAACAATTCTAAATTTGATTTCATTGATTGCTAATGTAGGTTTGATTATAAGATCTACGTATAATCTTCCATTATCAATATCATCATCTGTAGAGTGTACTGAAGTTTGGAAATCATATACACCCTTATTAGTTTTAACAGTTGTCATATAATCATCTACTATAGTCTTAATTAAACCTCTAGTATCACTATCATTAAATTCAAATAAATAGTATTTTAATGCTTTAGCTATTTGAGGCATTACCGTAATAATTAATAACATAACATTCAAAGACTGTAAAGCAGAAGGTCTACTATATAAAGTCATGTTACCCCAAAGAACAATACCTTCTCCAGAGAAGAATGCTACTGGATTGATTTGGTTTTCAGCTAACATATCCATTTGAGGTTCATTGAATCTATGTTTTACATCTGATACAGAAGGTAGTATACCCCTATTAAGACCAGCTGGAGGATACCATGGCGCAAAGCTTACAGCTATTTCAGATATTGTAGCTGCTGCTGAAGAAGAAGCTCCTATCCAGATATTTCTATCGTTGTATTGATCATAGATCTGAATATGAGGAGTATACATTGCTGACCAGTATGAATTAAGATTTAATGTTTCTTTTCTATAGTTTACTATTTCCTGAGTAAATGCTTTAGAATTTTCTACTGAATAAGGAGTAGAAAGTAAAGCTATACAGTCTTGTCTAGAAGCAGCAATAGCATTTAATTTTCTATGATAATTTGGAGTAGTCCAGTTACCATCTATTAATAATTTTACTGGAAAAGTAGTTCTATTATTAATTAAATCAGCTGCTGCCATCATCATGCCGTCTGTAATAGTTTCAATACCATCATAACCTCCACCCATATAAGTAGTTTCAATAATATCTACAGGGTCTATTATTTCATCTATTGCAGGGTTATCTATTACGTTGATATAATTAGAAGAAGCTACTGCATTTTCTACATAGATATTTTGACCATAACCGTCTTTTTTAGTCAATGATCTAGAACATATAAATGTTTCTAGAGGTTGTCCGGTTCCTCTATAATATACTTCAATTAAAAATGCATCAGGTTCATTAACTACATCTGGATAATTTTGATAAGTATAAAGTCTAATTCCTATATTGTCATTATCTTTACCAGGGTATTTACCATATATATACATTGTTTCATTTTCACCAAATACATGGTCTACATCTGGATCTAACTCATAAGTAGTAGCGGGTGTAGCTGTATCTACTGCAACAGCTTGCCATACTGCAGTACCATCTTGAACGGTAGAACCTTCTCCAGTAGCTATAGTGGGCCATGTTGGTTCAGTTGTTCCAGTAGTTCCAGCAGTTGTACATTTATATACAAATCCTAGAGGATGGTTCATATCTGCAGAAGTCCATACACAAGAACCATCTTCAATTGTTTGACCAGCTGCTGTAATTCCTGAGAAGTCTACTGCTGTTGAAGAAGTAGTACCAGCGGTTGTACAAACAAATTTGAATTTAGCTGTTGCTGAAGGTCTCATTGTTTCACCTACTGCATAATAAGTACCAGCCATTCTTGTTGCTGGGAAATTAGTAGGTCTTACTTGAGTATTTAAAGTTACTTCAGTTTGTTTAGTCCATACTACAGAAGGTTGTTCTTTAGGAACTGCTAAACCTCCAAAGCCAGCTCCATTATTTGGTCTTACACAATAAAGTTTGTTTGCTCTTGATAAATAAGTAAGAGCATCGAAAAATGCTAAATTGTCAGAAGGTTTAATGGTTTGTTCTGTTGTAAAAATGTCTAAGAGTTCATCTACATTAGTGATAAAATAAGGTTTACCCATTGGGCCTTTTTTAGCTCCAGGAAGTGCAATATAAGCATATATACCTTCGGCTGTCCCTACTCTACCAGAAAGATCGACGATAGATTCAATAACTTTTGCTGATTGCATCTTGTTAATCTCCTTTTCTGATTTAATTGTATAAACATAAAAATACGACTGTATTTAATACAATTTAAAATCAAATATAGATTATATGAAGAAGGAAAATAACTTGATAATATGTAAAAAATGATAACTAAATTAATTTAGTTATCATTTTGTATTATATTAATGGAGTTAAAAGGACCTACAAATTATTTTATACCAGCTAAGGCTTTCATTTTTGCAATTGTTTTTGCTTTATCATATATATAAGTACCAGATTTTTCACAAAGCCAAGTAAGTTCAAAACCTCTTAAATCAAGATGGAAACCTGGATTATTCCAACATGTATAAACTCCAATACCAACTCTATTTTGCAAATTATATTTAGCTAACACTTTTTGAAGACATTCATAACATTTCCAAAGGGAAACTGATCTGTCAAAATGACAATCTATAGCGTCTCCCCTACAATGTTCAGAATATGTTCCATGTCCAGAAGTTTCATAAGCAGCATGTATAATACAAGATTTACCTACAGCATCTCTCCACTCATCTAAAATTCTAAGGAGAAGGCCATTTACCTGTTGCAAATCACCCCATGCAGGTTGACCTTTATAATTCTTTTCATCTTTCTTAAACCATTTAAGGAATTTGAAAATATCTCTTTTTGTATTAATATTAGTAGGCATTTAATACACTCCTATTAAGCGGGATTTACTGGAATAAAGTCATTACCAGCTTGAGTTAAGCATTCCAAAATGAATTGGTTTGTAGCATAAACATGATGTTGATATTGTGTCCAGTCAGTAACATCTTCATTAAAGTCTGGTTCATCATAAGTAATTATAGGATACTGTAAACCAGATTCAACTGCTTTATTAATTAGTGATACATAATCTAAAAGAAAATCAGCTGTAGAACCATCAGCTTTAGTAACGATTCTTCTAATATATCCTAATGAAGTATTGAAAAATTCTCTATGGAATTGTTCATATCTTTGTTGATATAATTCTTCTGGAGTAGGAGGGGGTACTTCATCACAAAGTTCTTTAATTTTAGTACTTGTTTCTTGATATCTATAATTTGTATAAGTTTTTCCTTCTTCTTGAGTAGCTGGAACAAATTCTTTATAACCATCAGCTCTCATTAAATCTTCATCTAGGTCATAATTAAAAATATTACCTTTATTTTTCGGTGCAAATTCTATATGATGTTCATCAATAAGTTTTGCAAATCTTTTTTGTGCCATTTTTATTCTCCTTAAATTATATAAGTTTTATTAATAATATAAACTATCAATGAGTTTACTAAATTCCACTAAAAGAATCCCTATATTTTTATAGGAATTCCTAAAGTAACAAGTAAAAATTATTAAGCTGCAGTTGAAGCTGGTCCATCAATAAAGTAATCATAATTGATAGTCATAGAGGGTCTAATAATATCTGAAGAATCTGAACCATATTCTCCAAAATCACTATCTTGTAACCAGCAGCCCATAATAGTATAGCTCCAATAAGGTTGGTCAGTATTATTTAAAGCAGTTAATGTAATAATAGCTTG